AAAAAAGGACTTGTAATAATTCTAAAAGTGAATATCAATGATCCTCTCCAAAAATTAAAAGGAAGAGTAGCATAAGCAACACTAGTAGCATCCCACCAAGTTCCAGTGGAAGAAAAATTACCTGAACAAGTAGGATCAACATAAACAGTACCAAGAAGTGCAGTATATCCATCAGTTTGAGCCCAATTAAAATAAACTAAATTGGATTCATGACCACAAATGTAACTTAACGACATTTGATCTTCATTAGAAATTCCAAGATCAGAAACATCCAAATCTCTTCCTTGTTTAGCAGTTACAGCACAAGTTTGAGCACTAGATACAACATCAGTTGTACCCCATGATGATGGCATTTTTACATGACGCATGCTACTTTGATCATCTAAAGGTCTAGAAAAACCAAATAGATCAGCAACAGTACGCATGAGCTCACCACCAGTAGCTATAGCTTTAGCAGAACTACCAATAACAGGAACAGAAGATAATTTGTTTCCAATATTTGAAATAACAGAACCAGCTTTTGAAAACATACCTGGTTCAGCTTTACTTGAATAATGATGAGAGGATACTGAAGATTGAGCAACAGCATTAAAGCGTGTTGATTGATAACGCTTCATCCCAGTCACCCAAGCACGAACAATGAGAGTCAAACTAGTTGAAGCTGCACTGTCATCCCTATACACGGAAACAATTGGAGTTAAAGCCAACAGACCAGTAGAGGCAAATTGACCAGTTGTAGTACATGATATTGTTTCAACTTGATTAATTAAAGGAATACTCATTTCCTTAGCACCAGGCAATGATGGGTCTAAATTAACACCAAAATATTGTGATGCTCTGGAAATACCTTGGTTATGAGAATATGTCATCGAACCAGCAGATGCAGGAGTTAAAAAACGAAAATTCGCTCGTAACAACCCGTACTGATGGGGATTAGCAGCTAAATCAAACCTAAGGTTTAAAGTACCAGACCAACAGCCTGTACCTTTAAGACGTTGCAAAACCATAGGATCATTAGCCCAAAGTTGCCAAGGATTAATAAGAATTTCTGCAACACCAGTAGTCCAATTAAACGCATAAATAATAGTAGGACGTTCAAAAAAAGGATCATGAGGCAATAATGAGCCATGAGATGATAAATCCTTAGCATAAGGAACCTTAAATTCTACTCTTTCAGTAGTAAAATTTGTAGTAAAATCATCTAATCCAATTTGATCAGTCGAATGTTTAACAGAAACAACATCAGGACCATTTAAACTAGCGATTGCTGGAATATCAGCAGCCGCACCACCGCCATCAACGGTGGATTTATCAATAGAAATTAAATTAATATTTTCAGCAAAACGAAATAATAAATAGGGTACACGTTTTAATATACACTATATTCATAAGTTACATATAACAATAATATAAGGACTGCTTATAAAAGGTTACAAATAAAATTATACAATCGGCTAACTATAAAACTCACTAAATTACAGCTATTTCGACACCTATCTATGTACAAAGTTCCTTTTTTTTTAATAGGGGATAGGATAACCCCCTTAGATTTAAATAAAACAAACATAACACGCACACACACATACACACACACAAATACACACACACGCACACACACATCACATTAGTTTATTTATTTCCCACACTTTAAAATTTCCAGAATCCCAACGAGCTAAAAGCTCATTGTCTGAAACCATAGTAAATGTGGAAAATTTACTAGGTAATTTTTTCCAACATTCCATAATGACAGATCTAATAAGATCTCTATCAGAAGGAGGGTGTAAAAATGCTTCTTCCCAAGCTTGTTTCAATACAGAAAAATGACGATTATCATCTAAATCTGCATTACCGCTTGGTTTATAAACAAGTAACGATTTAAAAATCGAAGACATTGCTAAAGGAGCAAATACACGCTTCTTGCCATCAGGAAAAGTAGGCAAATAAAAACCACGTTTAAGAAAAGTAATAGTATCAGTTTTCTTCAACTCACCTTTATAGTAACCACCACCTGTAATACGTTGACCAATATCTTTCATTGCTGAAATGATAAAATCAACTGTAAAAATGGGGGCTAAACTAGAGCTAAGTTTAAGAGCGACATCATCACCATAAACATTTAATGTTGAACAGAAAGATCTTACAAAATCTTTAAATGTTGCATTAGGAAATTTCTTTCGATACACTAAAAACCAATTCAATATATTAATACCATCGTTAACATCGACAGTATCAAATTGGCCAGATGCATTTCCAGGATAACATAATACAATCATTCCATCTATCATACGACAGACAATAAGATTATTCCACAACATACTTCGAACAAACACATCCCAATCAAGAGAACGAGTGTGTAGGTTAAGACATTTAATATAGAAACGAGCTCTAATTTCAGATAACAAAACATGCAAATAAAATTGCATAAGCTTATCAAAGAAATTATAATCAAGTTCCAATGCCACTTCACCTTCACCAACAAGTTCAACTTTAGAATAGACATCATTCCACTCAGGACTAGATGCATTTATTCCAACACAAGAACCAAGAAGACGCATAGCTTCAGACATTGCAACTTTAGGATTACCTCCTATAGCGCGATTAACAACATAATATCTAAAAGCTTGTGCTTCAAAAATTCTTGTTCTTGCACTTTCAACTTTCTCTTTGGATAACAATTCATCTTTTAAATTAGATTTAGTTAATCCTGGAAAAATATGACCAAGTGCAAAACGTAACATCGTTTCTTCAACAGCTACCAACATTTCCTTATTAAGAAAACGTAAAGGATCACCGTTGTCAAAACGCTGATATTCAGACATAAAATTACCTTTCTTACCAGGTACAGATTCAGTAGCAGCAGTTGAAGGATTAACAGGACTATAAGGTCCAAATGCCATCAAACAATCATTTACATTCAGCGGTTTACACGGCTTAACATAAGTATCAAGAAATGATGACATACCATCAATAGCTTCTTTTAAATCCGAAATATTAAAGAAACATTTCATAACTTCATTACTAGCGGATACCTCAAAAGGTGAAACAATACGATTAATACACATTTCTGTGTCATAACGTAATTCATTCTTCATCATAGATAACCGATATTCTTTATTACAAATATTTTTTAATTTTTCTTTTCCAATAGCACCAAACGGTGAAGGAATGAAAGAATTACCATGAGGTGCAGAACTATTTGGTACCTTACCAATTAGTACACCAGGTATTTTCTTTCTAATTTCTTCATAAGCAAAAATGCCATTAGTAGGACCTTCCAAAGTATATTCAACAGGAGGACCTTCTCTACACAAAATAGAATCATAATTCCACATGCTAACACCGCCTTGGGCTATGTCAACAGTACTAGAATCAGATACAGTTTTTTT